AACGCATGCACTCTGCCCCATGACCGGATCGGAAGAAGAGAAGACCTCCCGTGTGGGGGGAGGGTCTTCTTCTCTTCTGCAGAGGCTCCCCCTAAAAAACGATGTATCTCAGATCTGGTAACTTTATAGCTTATACTTGCTGATAACGGCACTTCGGGGCGCCGGGCAGCGCGGACCACGTCGTGTATGCGCAGCGCTCGCGCTCGGGGAACAGTGCCATCACGTCGGGCACGTCGGCCCCGTCGTCATAGTCGAGCACGAGCGCATGGACGGAGACGATGCCGGCGGCGCGGCGGCGCAGGTCGGGCCCAAGGACGTGCGGGGCCCAGCACGGCGCGGCGAGCTTGTCAGCGGGGCGCGGGCGGCCGTGGCGCGTCAGGGCGCGCCGGACTTGCCCCCACGTCGTCGGGTGGGGCGCGCCTGTCGCTGAGGACCGGGCGCAGGTGTAGGTAGCCGTCGGGCACGGGTGCCCGTCGTGGGTGCTCTGCATTGGTGACCTGGGGCACGGGGTGTCGCCGCTGTAGCGTCCGGGGCCCGGTGGCCCTGCACCGCCGGGGGATCAGTCCGGCGGTGCAGGCGGGGTGCCCAGGTCAGCAGGCGCCTTGGTTGTAGCGCAGGGGCAGCGCGACTGTCAAGCCCGAGAGGCGCGGGAAGTGCGGTCGCGGTCGGGTCGCGGCCCTTGGTGTCCGGGTCGCGCGTTGTGGATGCCCATGCTGGCGCCGTTCTCGCCCTGATGCTGCGGGCCGGTCGCAGGCCGTGTACCCGTTTGGTAACCGGCGAGAATGGCGCCCAGTAGGCCGTTATCAGCAAGTATAAGCTATAAAGTTACCAGATCTGAGATACATCGTTTTTTAGGGGGAGCCTCTGCAGAAGAGAAGAAGACCCTCCCCCCACACGGGAGATCTTCTCTTCTTCTGATCCGGTCATGGGGCAGAGTGCATGCGTTTCTGGTGTCTCACTTTTTCGGCGAAGTCGAGCGGAAGGTTAGGCAAAAAGACGGGTACCAGAGGCGGTAACCAGTGGAAACCGGCACTCAGTGCCACGATTAGGCTGTTGATATTGCACATGCGTAGCCGGTCACCAGGACACCAAGGGCCGCGACCGCTTGACGACCCGCCCGCGACCGACAGGGCTTGACCCCACCCTTTCCCCGCGCTATTGTCCCCCCAGGCCGCCCGCGCCTACCCGACAAACCGCCCGGACCCGCGCCGGGCACAAGGTCCGGGCGGAGGGCGCGGGCGGCCTCCCTGCCGCGCTACAGGGCCCCAGGACGGGCCGCAACCGCGGGGCAGGGTCAAGGGTCGGGCGGGCTGGTAGGGCGCGCCTGGGGGCAGCAGGGCGGGCCGTAGAGGCAATGGGGACGAACCGGGGGAAACGTGGAGCCGCTTCACAGCCTGAGCAACGCCGAGAAGCGCACCCGCGCGGTGGAGGACTTGATCGAGGGCATCGCCCCGTCGCTCATCGCCGAGCGCTACGGCGTGACCCGCGCGACCGTCTCGGGCTGGCACACGCCCGAAGTCCACGCCGAGCGCGATAAGCGCCGCACCGAGCTCATCGCCGCCTCCCGCGCCCGCCTCGCCGGCATGGTGGGCCGCGCCATTGACGCGCTTGACGAGATCGCCAACGACCCGGCCGCCCCGCCGCCCGCGCGGGTCGCCGCGGCAAACTCCATCCTCGACAGGGCCGGCGCGATCAAGGTTGACGAGATCACCGTCCGCGTTGAAGAGTCCGACGCCGGATCGGTCGCCGCCGGCCTTCTGGCCATCCTCGGGCGCGCGCAGGCCGAGCTGGGCAGCCTTCCCGACGTCGTCGACGCCGACCCGTCCGACCCGGACCCGGACCCCGCGTGACCGTCACCGACCCCGCCGCGGTCCTCGCCGATCTGACCGCGCGGGTCAGGGCCCACGCCGCGGCCGGCGAAGTGCCGCCCGCGTCGCTGATCGCCGTCGTGACCGACCTTCACCGGCAGTTGACCGTCCTTGCCCGGCACCGCGAGGCCCACCCGCTCGCCTACGCCCGCCTATGGGCGCCCGAGTGCCGCACCTGCCCCCACCCCGACCCGGCCGCCCCCGCGCCACCCAAGGGCCGCCGCGGGATGCCGATGGCCGAGGTCCGCGGCACGATCCACCGCTGCCCGGTCTGCGGCGTCGAAGAGGCCCGCACGTCGCAGGTCGGCGCGGTGCGGGCGCTCCTCGCCGGGGACTATGACAAGGCGTTCTTGCTCGGCGGGTCGCGGACCGGCAAGACCGAAGCCGGCGCGCAGGTCGCGGTGGCCATCGCGCAGGGCGCCGACCACCCCGACACGCAGGCATGGGCAAGGCTCAACGGCCTGTCGCTTGACCGCATCCAGCGCGGCCCCGGCCTGTTCTGGGCGGTGTCGCAGACGCACACGATGTCGCGCACCATCCAGCGGGAGAAGCTGGACAAGTACCTGCCCGCCGGATCGAAGCGCCGCGGCTGGGAGGCCGACAACGAGGCCGAGGTCCGGCTGCCGGGCGGCGGCAAGATCGTCTGCAAAGCCTTCGCGCAGAACACGTCGGAGGGCAACGCCAAAAACCCGTTCGAGGGCGCCAAAATCCACGGCGCATGGGTCGACGAAGAGCCGCAGTCAGTGCAGGGCTTCGACAGCATCGGCGCCCGGACCATCGACTACGACGGCCTTGTCTACGCGACGATGACGCCCCTGTCGGGCTGGACCCCCTTCCTGTTGGCCAACGTGGGCCACCTCGACAAAGGCACGCCGGCGCCACCGCGCCTGTTCACGGCCTTCCTGCACGCGATGGACAACCCGCACGTCAGCCCCACCGTCGTCGCAGACAAGTGGGCCGGCAAGCCCGAAGCCATCCGCCGGTCGCGTCTCCGCGGCGAGATCGTGGCCTTGGAGGGCGCGGTTCACCCGGACTTTCACAACGGCGCGCCGTTCGTGGTCCCGTCCTTCGATCCGCCGCCGCATTGGCCCCGCTACGGCGGGATCGACTTCGGCGCGCGTGCCCCCTTCTGCCACCTTTGGGCCGCGCACGACGAAAGCGCCGACGTGCTGCACATCTACAGGGAGCACTACAAGGCGGACGAGATCTTGGCCTACCACGCCGCCGCGATCTGGGCGGTGGAGGGTTGCCCGGCCTGCCAACCCACCGACGGCATCGGCTCCGATGAGTGGATGCGCTGGCGCGTGCGCTGCGCCGACGGGACGCACCGCTGCGAGGTCTGCAGCGGCACCGGCCTGACGTCCGACGCCCCCACGATGCGGTGGGCAGATCCCGAGGGCAAGGACCAGCGCGGGATGCTGTCCTCGCTCTACGACCTGCCCACCGCCCCGGCGGAGAAGGGCCGGGCCGCGTCGTTTCAGGTGCTCTTCGACCGGATGACAGTCAGCCCGAAGCACGGCACGCCCGGTGTCGTCATCCATGACCGATGCACCAACCTCATCCGGGAGACCGGCCGCTTGGTCTGGCGCAAGACCCGCCACGGCGAGACCGCCGACCGCTGGGAGACCGACGGCGACGACCACGCGCACGACGTGCTGCGCTACCTCGTCTACGCCCTGCGCGGGCGGTACAGCACCCCGGCCGAAGAGGGCACCGGTTGACCTTGACACACGCCACGGGCTATGATCGCGGCATGGCCACCCAGAACGACCCCGCGCCCCTTGCCGTCGCCCCCACATCCATCTGGGGCCGCATGTACCTGTCGGTTGCCCGGGCGTTTGGGCTGGTCAACCCCGTCGAGAAGCCGCGCGAGTTCGTGGCCGGCGGGGACTACGCCGCGGCTGCGCCGACCGAGGGCCTCTACAGCCCCACCGTTGCCCTCAGCGCGTACCTGAACCCGTGGGTGTACTCCTGCGTCCGGGCCATCGCCGGCGACCTCGCCGCGCTACCGATTGTGGTCAAGCGCCAGGGAAAGGTCATCGAAGGCCACTGGCTCCCCAAGGCCGTCGCCAACAGCGGGCACCCGTCGTCGCGGACATGGCGCGAGGCGACCGTGCGGGACATGCTTCTCGCCGGCCGGTCGACGTCGGTCCTACTCTACAGCAACCTGAACGGCGTCCCCATCGGCGTGCGCTGGGTCCACCCTGAGCGCGTGCGCGTCATCCCCGCCGCCGACGGCACCCCGCTCGGGTACGAGATCGGCAGCGACAGCGTCAAGCAGTACCCTCCCGAAGCGGTCCTGTCCGTCCTGACGCTGGGCGTCCTCGACGGCCCCGAGGCCCTCGCCGGTGTCGGCGCGACGCAGGTGCTCCACAGCGACCTGACCGCCGATCAGGCCCTCGCCGCCGGGACCGCCCGCAAGGCCCGGTCGGGGCGCCCCGCCGCCATCTACCGGCCGGCATCGAAGGACGCCGGCGCGGGATGGAACGCCGCCGCCGTCGCGCAAATCAAGATGCAGCTCGCCCGCCTGTTCAGCGACAACGACGGCGGGGTCGCGGTCCTCGGCGCGTCCGGCGCGGAGTTGGACCTTCTCGATTGGGCCCCAAAAGACATGGACGGCCCCAACCAGCGCCGCTGGACCCGCGACCTCATCCTCGCCGTCTTCGGCGTGCCCCCCGTGCGCCTCGGCGTTGACGCAGCCAACATCTTCGCCACCGCCGGCGCGCAGTTGACGTCGTACTGGACGGACCTGAAGGGCAAGATCGCGCCGCTGGACGAGGCGATGACGATGCTTGCCCGCCGGATCGACAAAGACGACACCATCACCATTGAGCACGACTTCAGCGGCGTGGGGCCCCTGCAGGCCGCCGACAGCGACATCCTCGCCCGGATCGCGCAGCACATCGCAAACGGCATGGACCCGGCCGTCGCCTACGCCTACGAGGGCTGGGACGACGTGCCCGAGGGCGCCTTCACCGCGCCCCCAGCCCCGGCGACCCCCGCCGGGCAGCCCCCCGCGCCCGCGCCCGCCGCCGCCCCGGACGATGAGGACGACGACCTCGCCGAAGACGAGGACTTGGCCGGCGAAGACGCCGACCTCGCCGCGTCGCTCTCCGATGCCGCCGACGTGCTGACCAACCCCGACGCGACCGACGCCGAGCGCGCCGAGGCTATCGCCGCCCTGACCGCCGCCGCCGAGGCCCTCGCGGCCCGGGGCGACGGGTGAAGGTCGACCGCGACATCGCCGGGATCGACCGCAAGCCGACCGCGGGGATGGCCAGCAACGCCCGCCTCGGCCTGCGCCTGCGCGAAGAGCACGGCCGGGGCGGGACCGCCGTGGGCGTCGCGCGCGCCCGCGACATCGCGAACCGCGCGAACCTGTCCGACCGCACGATCCTGCGGATGCACTCCTTCTTCGCCCGGCACGGCGCGCAACAGACCGCCGCCGGCTGGGAAGACCGCTCCGACCCGTCCGCGCAGTGGATCGCTTGGCTGCTCTGGGGCGGCGACGCCGGCCGGCGCTGGGCGCGCACCCGCCGGGATGCCATCATGGCCGCGCGCAAGCCGAAGCGCCGCGCAGCCCGCCGCGCCCCGGTCACCCGCGCCGCCGGCAAGCCCCCGCGCCTGACGGTCGCGCGATCGAGGCGCTTGGTCGGCAAGGCCCGCCGCACCCAAGAGCGCGCCGTGCTCCGCGCATGGTCGGGCGCCCTCCGCGCCCAGCGGGACCGCATCATCGCACGCCTCGGGGCGATTGACGCTGCCCGGGGTGTACGCGCCGGCCTATTGACGCCTACCGGGACCGCCCCGGTGCGCCGGGTGCTCATTGCCGATGACGTCGCCGCGCTGTTCAGCGTCGCAGCCGAGACGCTGACCATCGCCGAGGCCGTGACCAACGTCATCGGGGCGACCGTGCAAGTGGGCTGGGGGCTCTTCAAGGCATGGCTGACCGCACCGGACGGCCGCGGCATCGCTTGGGAGCCGACCCTGACACCCGCGCCCGGCCTGTTGGCTGAGCAGGTCACCCGCGTCAACGAAACCACGAAGCGGCAGATCGAGGCCGAAGTCATCGCCGGCATCACCGCCGGCGAGTCCATCGGCGACATCCAAGAGCGCGTGCGGTCGTCGCAGGCGTTCTCCGCAGCCCGCGCCCTGACCATCGCCCGCACCGAAACCAACCGCGCCCTGCAGGCCGGGACAGACTTGGCCTACGGGCAGGCAGCCAACATCGGCGTCGACTTCGAGGTCGAATGG